CTTGTCGCCCCGTCTAGTGACGAGCAAAAGGAGACCGGGGGCGGCAATACGCCGCCCCGGTCTCGTGGTAACTCTCCTCCCAAACCAAGGGAGTAGAAGGTTGTGCTGCCAAAGCGATCCGATTTCTCGAAATCACTTCGAATCTCTTTCCAGTACGATCACCATACCATGCGAATTGCTCTACACGGTACGGGCCCAAATCATGCATCAGTCTCTGCCATCGAACACGAGGTTCTTTGGGTTGAATAGAGACTGGTCGTGGTACAACCTTTTGAAAACGGTGAGAAAAGGAGGTGCGACTCACCCAGTAACAGCAGTTGGGATCATCTAAGCGCATGTGAAGATAGGTATCCATTTCCTCATCAGAGGCAGGCCCCGTGAATTTCTTCAGGGAACCTGGGATCCATTTCGTCATGTTGCGGTACACACTGGACTCACCTAAGGTAATACCAAAACGGAGCTCAAGTATTCTTTGGAGCCGATTGATATCGGCCCAGAGCTCAGAAATCGATTTGGGGAGGCCGTCTATAAGGACCGGTCTCACGGGTTGTCCAGAAAGCCAGTCTGCTCCGCATGATTCGCGGATTGGCCCACGTTCGAATGATTTTTCCACATTAAGCGCAAATCCGGACTTCCGGAGAATGCTAATGAGGGATCCCACGTACTTGGTCTTGACAATCAAGTCATCGCCGAAACACGCAAAGTCGTCATAAGAAAGGGGGTTTGGTCCAGCTTCTACTCGCATAACCCCATAACACAGGGAAGCGAATATTAAGGACTCAATCGCAAAGGTACAACCGTTACCCATGGACGAGATTTTCTCGTAAGAGATAGTCTCTTCTCCAACAGTCCCTTCGGGACTGCGGATCTTCATGAGATAGTCGAACCACTGTGAAGGTAAAAGCTGGCGACAAATAGCAACACTGATTGTGTCACTTGCCATGCTAAGATCCAAGGTAGAAAATGACTCAAGTGAGTCGTCTTGAGATCCCCGTCGAGCGAGCAATTGATTCTTGTCTTGGGAGTCAAGGTCTACACCGTAGCGCTTTAGGCGTTTTCGGATAAAACCATCAACCCCCAATTGAAGCATCAAATTCATTGCTGGTTCGATTGCGATAGTGCGTTCAGTGAACGCATTTTTAGGAACGAAAGAAATTTTATTACCTGGAACTATCTTCAAAACACTGGGCCAAAAGTTATCAAACTTTTCCCAATCAACTGGACCCATGGCCGCATAAGACGTTTTCGTTCCAAGCTTTCGGTTTCCAACGCCGATAGCGAGGTTCGTAATGCCTTCGCGTTCACAGAAATCCCGTAGAAGGGAGTGGTACCAGCGCTCGTCAGAGCGAATCAGGTTCTTTGCAGCATCTGTAGCCAATAAGGTGCACGAGTAAGGCGCGGACGAGTACTTGTAGTAAGGACTCACGTTGCCGTTCTTAGTGTCCAGATTGGATCCAGGGCCATGCCTCGCACGCGAAAATAGCTCATCATCCCCGGGGAGTTCTTCACCCAGGACCCGTATGATAAAGGCTTTTGCAGCCTCCCATATGGATTCGTCCAGTTCATAATTCAACACCTTCCGCGAAGAATCGACATGATTCATACGCTTGCAGATGGACTCAGCTTTGTAAAACTTAGTTAAAGCTGCTTCCTTTCGTGCATCATCGGATGTTGAGAACTGATACGACTTGAGCAACGCGCTGATTTGATATTGCGCCCTAAACTTATAGAGACTCATATCACCAGGGTTGGTACGCTGTAAACCCCAGTCCTCGGACAGCTGCTTCAGCTCAACCAAGTCTTTACTACGACAAAGGTCAAGGATCCGCTTATTTTCGCTATCTGTGAGGAAATCTGCTAGGTCTTCTTGAAGAAATCTAAGCACCTGCCACGGGTAATTTCGCGGCAAGTTAATCGAACCGTTAATTTGGTTCTGCTTTCGCTTCTTCCGGCCTTTCTTGGTCTTGTGTTTCTTTTCACATTTCATGAATCGAAATCTCCTATGGATAATTTAAGACCAGAGTGAGATAAAACTCTCAAACCAGTCTAGTGTCGCAAGTATAACACTTGCAAGTAAATTCAACCCAACTGCAATCAGCCGCATGACGTCGGTGTAAAGGACATCACACATGCTGGGTTACAGTCAGATCGTCCATCAGGTCAGTGTCCAGGATGGCCGCAGCAACACGCTGCCGAAAAGCCAAGTTCTGGGCCGCGGTAATACCTACCGGAAAGCTGAACTCGACATTGGAAATGTTGGGGGCAGTCAGTTGAGCAACGCCATCTGCACCGTCGACCGTATGGTCTTCGGTGAATTTGAGCGCCGTCTTCTTCACACCCTTGAAATTTCCATTGGGCTTGGGAGGCGTGCGGTAAAAATTCAGCAGGTTCCGCGCTTCGGCGGGGAGGTGGCCGGGTCCGATGTACGTGGACCGATTCGGGAACGAATCATCGTATCTCGAATACACCTGATCTTCATAGGTGGTGCCATCTGCTGACGGGTTGACGGACAAGGTTAATTCTTGTGCTAAAGCCATGGTGTTTCTCCTTTGAGTTACACTTGGTTGCAGTCTGGATTACCTTCATTAATATCGGACGCCCGGAATTGAGCGCCAGAACATTTTTGAAAGTGCTGCGAGGTCGGTTAGTTTACTGACATCCATGCGCACATTAAAACGTGGCAAGATAGGCCGAGACGGGTCAGGTACACGCTCAATGGTAATAGATTTCCGTAAGGAAGTCCCACCACTTTTGCGTTCATTGGAGATCTTTGAAGATTTCCAAGTACACAAACCTGTATCGGCGACGAATTCGGTCGCGATTGTTTTCGTGACCGTCCATGAGGCTTGTGGTCTCCAGCTTGCGCTAGGAGTCCACGATCCGATGACATCTGCTATGTTAAAAAACCAACCTGCCACAAAAGAAAACGTGGTAAGGTCTAACACGGCCTGCGGTAAATCCAACAGGCCCCACACCTCAGCTTTTTGTAAGAGCTTTAGTGTTTCGCATTGTGCCATCACTCCAGCACGTACTTCTACGCGCCGGATACTGTTTCGATCCCACCGATAAGTCTGGTATGAACCGAACGGGACATCTAACGTGTCGGAGTTACTTTCAACTTCGAAAGCGTATCCCCTAAACGTTTGGCGTACTCCTCGCTCTCGCACATCAGTGTTGAGAGCTTCTACGATGCTTTTTGCATCATAGACGAGGGGTCGAATCCCGTACCTGATCTCTAGCCATCGGTCGGCAATTTCATCTGGGTAGATCTCTCTACGCAGCTTTTTCCACTGCAGAGTTTTCACGAGTTTCATATACTTCTTGAAACGACGCAAAACCTCCACAATACCGACGACACTCTTCTTGGCTTCCGCAACAGAAACAAGCGCGGATGCTTCCGAAGACGAGACGTTTGCCCATGCTTTACTTAATGCCAAGGCCTGCACATCCCCTGCGGAAAACGTAGGGAGTGGAAGGTAACTTGGCACCGAATGGAACACGTCACCATAAAAATCATGGTAACTACCATCCGTTGCAGTATAGCGGTATGAGCAGTTTTGAGGTGTCATGGCATTCCAAAAGTCGATTTTTGTCATGGGGTTATTAAAAATTTCCCCTTTCGACATCCTGGAATAAAAATTTGCTATCACTACATCGTCCATGGACGTGAGATGATAGGGCTGGTGCGTGGCGGTTGAAATAGCCGTCAGTCCAGTCTTGCTGCTATAATCGTAAAACTTAGCAGACAACAAAGCCAAATCCTCTTCCACCTCTCGGTGACGTTCTTCCATAAGTCCTCCTTACGAGGCATTACGAAAGGAGCAGAGATCTACCTAGCCTCAAGGCTAGACCCCCACTTCTTCAGCTGCTAGCCACAACGGCCGCAGTCTGCAAGAAACCTCTCTACGGTCAAATGCATCAAACAAATTGTTTACTGGGTATCACCCCAGCAGGGACAAAATGTTTGACACATGGACCGATTAGACTCGGAACAGCAAACGCCGTTGCAAA